GCGCGCCAGCCGGCGTAGTTGGACGCGATGTCCGGGCCTCCCTTGGTGATCGCATTGACGAGGAGGGCAGATGCGCCTTCCTCCTCGCGCTTCATCGACTCCTTGATGGACTGCTTCAGGTAGCCCTGCTTGATCCCGTCCTGGGTCTTTGCGAGGCCCATGAGGAACGATTCACGCGCGCGATCCTTAAGGCCATTTTCTTCGATGAACTTCTCGGAGCTTTCCCTTATGAAGCCGTCGATGTCAGCACCAGGCTCCATCTTCGCCAGGTCGGCCTGGATGGACGAGTGGAACTTGTCCACGGCGTTGATGCCGTCCGTCTCCATGTAGCTGTCGCGCGCGACCTTACTCGCTTGATCGAGCCATGCTGTCTGGTCTACACCAGTGACCGCGTGCTCGGCGGCTTTCGCCTCACCGATGCGCTTGTCCTCGGCGTCAGTCTTTGTTTTCCGCTGGCGGAAGTCTTGCGCGCCCGCATCGCTTACAAGAGCGGAAGCGCCGTTGAGGGCCTTCGCGACGGCGAACATGGTGCTGCCGGAACCGCTGGCGGCCTGGAGGTTTGCCTGTACCGCAAGTGCGGGATTCGCCGACTGCGAGGAATCCACAGCCTGCCGAGGCGTAATGCGTTGTGCGTCGTTGCGGGGCATGTTGATCCCTTGGGTTGGTTATTTGCCGGTCTTGATCTTGTAGTTGCTGTAGGCGCTCGCCCCAGCGTTGGCCGAGCCAGCGAGACCGGAGATGAGCTGCCCGTTGATTTCGGATGTCTTGCTGCGGACTTCCTGCTGGCTTTCGAGCTGACCGTTCTCGCGGTTCTTCTCGATGCGCGATACGTCGCGGCCGGATTGCATCAGGAGGTCATTGAGGATCGCGTCGGTAGAGTTGCCGGACGTACCAGACTCGGCGGACGCCGCACGGGCGGCAGCGCGCTGCTCGCGTGCAACCTTGAGTCGGTCGTCGGTCTGTGCCGATGCAGCCTGGTCGATCTGCTTTTGCTGCGTCTGTGCTTGCTGGTTGAGCGCCTTCTGCTGCTGATTGGCGCTGTAGACGGCGGATGCTGCGCCGACAACGGCGAGCACACCTGCCGTGATGCTCACGGGTTCACACACTAGGGAATAATCCGAACTCGATGAAAGGGAAGCCGTTGCAGTCGTGGACTTTGTACGGCTTGAAGCCGAGCGCGAGCATCCACCGCTGTGCGCGGAGATGACGGGCATCGACGAGATTGAATAGGCCGGAATACATCGGGGAGATGTCCGCGATGAACTTCTCGGAGACCTTGAGGAAGGCACGAGCGATACGGCCACGCGGGCCGGTGCTGAGCATCCAAGGGACGCCCAGGGTTGTATCAAGGGTGAAGTCAGCGACGCCGTGCGCGGCCTGGGGGAATCCATCCCACCAGGCCACGGAGGCTTCCCTGCTGCTCTCTACGGATTCGATGAGGGCTTGCAGGGGTGACGCCCAGCCACAGGCGGCCAGCTCATCCAAGTCTTCCGCGCACATGTGAGCCGCGATGTACTCAAGCGATTCCCGTGTGGGTTCGCGGAAGGTGATTGTCATTGCTGTACCTTGGCCGTGTAGAGACCTTCCCATTGCACCGACTGGAACCAGGCGGGGAACGGTGAGTCGTTGGTGAAGGACACATCGACTGCATCGGAGCGCGAGGCCACGAGGAAGCTGTAGGTGCCCGATTGGATTGCAGGGGTGCTCGTAAGGAACGCAGCGTCCCCGGTCGTGCGGTTGGTGAACGTGCTCTCTAGTTGCGGCACGATGGCGTCGATAGCTTGCGGGCGACCCTTGGGCGTCACGAGGCACCGGAAGTACGCGGCGTCGTTGTAGCGCACGGTCATCCGCTTGAGCTGCAGGCGGCCGATCAGCTTGCTCACGTTGTTCTGGTCGCGAATGAACTGCTGACTCAGCGTGATGCGCCGGTTGTATCGGTAGCCCACCACGACACGTCCAGTGTCCACTCGACCCGGTAGGCGGATCGTCTGCCCGCCGTTAACCAGCGTGGCGGAGCGCAGATCGACATACGTTCCCGGTGTAGGCCAGTCGGTCGTCTTGAGCACCGCAAGGCCCGATAGGGTCGGGAGGACGAACGGGACAGTGATGTCGGTGTAGTTGCCGAACTGCTGCCATACCGGAGTCACCGCCTCACGGCGGTCGAGGTAGATGTCATGAGCCGAGGAGATCAGCGGATACGTCGGAGCCGAACTCAGGTTGAGGAGCAGGAGTTCCACGCCGCCCGAGGGAGCCTTCGTAATCACGTAGAGCATCGTGCCGATGGCATGGACGTGTAGCACCGAGCCGGTGCCGTAGATGAACCAGCGGCCCCATGCGGACTGCTGCTTGGTATCGCCCGACCATTTGTACTGGTGGACGAACACCTCGCCGCCTACAGCGTTGCGCTGAGCGATGAACAGCATGTCGGCATCGCCGGCCTCCGCCATGCATCGGGAGTTGCCCGGTACATACGAAGGAACGTGAGCGGTCACATCGGCGGCCTCGGGGGTTACCGTGTCATCGGACACGAAGTATTCCCGCACGGTGCTCCAGGGCTTCGCCTGGTTGTCGTCGATGAAGAAAAGGCTACTGCCGGCCAGCACAGGCTTGATCGTGGGCGACACACCGTAGGTGGTCACCGGGTCGATCTTCACCGTCTTGGGCGTCAGCGTCGGCGTGCCGGTGAGCTGGAACAGCGAGGTCTTGCCCGAGGCGAAGATCATCAGCGCCTTCTGGTAGGAGACGCAGTGAAGCATCTCGGCCACGCCTTCAGTCGGAGCGTTCACGTCGATCACGTCGCTGTCCAGCAGAGAGGTCACCGTCGTGCGCCAGAAGTTGAAGTAGTGGCCGATCTCGGACATCACGATGTTGCCGGCGCTCGCCAGGAGACCCAGGCGGTCACGATGGAAGAACACATCGCCGATGCGCTGGCCCACGATGGACGGAGGAGGACTCGATGCCGTGTCGCCCGCGTAGCGCGAGTCGAACACCAGGGGGCCGTAGGAGAAGTAGAAGCCGTCCGGGTTGGTGCCGTCAGGGATTCGCTTGAGACCATGAGGCATCGTGGCGGCGTCGAGGTAGCCGAACTCACCGGGCTTGCTCACTTCCTTCCACACCAGTGAGGACTGGTATTGAACGTAGTAGTTGTCGAAGGCGTTGGCACCGTCTCCGCGAATCTCGTAGATGGCGTTAGCCCCTGCGGTCTTCGGGAGGTCTTGGAACGTCTGCACGGAACCCGACATGACACCTGCGGTCTTCTGCGTGGAGAGCGCCACGTACTTATCGCGGTTCACGATGAAGGTGTAGTCATCGACCGTGACGGCCCTGAAGGACTGCCAGGGTTCCGAGAGGGTCGTGAGGTACGCCAGCGAGGCCGCGTCCTTGACGACGTAGTATTCCTTGCCAGTCTCGTGATTGAACACGCGGACGTTGCCGGGATAGATCGCCACGATGTAACGCTCGCGGCTGTCGCGCACGATGCTGTGGAAGAACGCGTTGTCCGGGATGTCCGACCCAAGGACGTTGATGAACTCGGCAGGTGGCCGAGGGCCAGCACCACGGGCGGGACTGAGATCGCAGTTCACCGCATCGGCAACCTGCGTCGGCAGGCGCACCGAAGCGTCCTGCTGAGAGACCCCGCCGATCATCGACGGGATGGTTCCAGAGGTCAGCGGCATCAGCGGGTGAAGATTTCGGACACGTCGGTGCCGTCGTCGAACATATTGGCGCGCGGCTCGAAGCTGCGCTCCTCCTCCAGCAGTGCGATCAGCGCGAACTTCTCGTCGTCCTTGGTGAACCCATAGGACTGCTCGCTACCTTGGAACTGCGCCTGGTACTGCGTAGCGGCGGTGACAGTGATGTAGCGACGTGCCGTCTCGGGCAGCGACTCGAAGTCGAACATCCAGACGACCTCGACGGTCGGGCCGTTGTCCAGCGGGAACACGTAGGTGGCTTCGTCGTTGTTGTAGAGCTTGCCGGCGCGTGGCGTGATGCGTCGCGACTCGGCGGTGGACGGGCGAATCGAGATGACGTTCGCCGGTAGAACTACCTGTCCATCACTGGCCGGGGTGAAGTAGAAGTCGTAGTCACGATTGAAGTACCAGCCCTTTGACTGGATTTCGCGTGCCTTGGTGCGGAGCGTGTCACGCGCAATGGATGCGTCGGTGAAGCCCAGGTTATCAAGCGAGTTGACCGGACTCTCACCCACTGCTTTCAGCAGTTGGTTGACAGCCTCAAGCTCAGTGGTTGCGGATAGTTGCATGAGTCTCCAGTGGGAACAAAAAAAACCCGCCACGCCTTTTTAGGGACGTGACGGGTTCGGGGGTGTCGCTTAGGTGCCGACAGCGATCTCAGCAGCGCCAGCAGCTCGCAGCGGGCCGTGGCCCAGCGCGAACTTGCTCAGCATCAGGGTGCCCTGACGGCGCGGGTCGTAGGTGCTTTCCAGCGCCAAGTCCATCAGCTTCAGCGTAGCCACCGCGCTCTTGTGGAACACGGCGCAGACCGACTTGCTGTAGTCCGCCCGACGCGCAGCAACAACACTGGCGTTAGCCGAGTCGTCCTGGTTCGGGAAGTGGTTGGTCTTCAGCAGCTTGATGCGAGCGATCGACTGGATCACAGCCTGCGAAAGCGAAGCGCCTTCGGTCGGGTTGTAGTCACGGTCAACCAGGTCTTTCACCTGCGTCAGCAAGTACCACATCGCCGGCTTCAACGTGGCGATCACGTCCTCCTCGGGGATGTTCTTCTCGTCGAAGTTCTGACGAATCTGACGGATCGCCGCAGCAACGAGCGTTGCGTCGGTTGCCATCGTCGCAGCCTTGACGATCATGCCGCCCTGCTGGCCGGGAACCGGGCCGGTCGTCTGACGTGCAGCCAGGATCGCGCAACGGATTTCGTTGAGCTGACGCTGCTTCGCCAGTTCCAAGCCCTGCTGCTTGGTGTACTCGCTGCGCACATCGTAGTGGTTCATGGCCTCGTCGATGTTCGGGATGAACACATGCGAGATCAGCATGGGATCGAGGTTCACGATCACTTCGTTGTGCTGCACGTTCAGGCCCGTGATCTCGGTGCCCGGTACGTGGTACTCGGAGCCGATGGTGCCGATGGCCGGGAACGACGCCGACTTACCGTGCATGATGTTGCGCTCGGTCACATGACCGGCCATTGCGTACTCGGCGACGAACGAAGCCAACACCTCACCAGCGTACTGCTTGAGGAATAGTGCCTGTGCATCACCAGCGCCCTGAATCTGACCAAGGCGGTTCGGAGTAGCGTTTGCCATTTTGTTCTTGGGTATTTCCCTTTGGGATTGGATGAGTGGTGGAAGCCCCCCGCCGACGACGCATCGGCTGCTCTTACCGGGCAGTGGCTACGTGGGTGCGGGGGTCTTGTTTAGAACTCGGAGAGGGCCAGCCGCTCCACGACCTTTGCGCGGAACGCAGGATCGGTCTTGTACTGCCGCGAGTTCATCGCGACGGTTACCTCGGCCTGCGACTTGAACGGCTCAACGCCAGTAGCGGCTTTCTTGCCATTCAGCAGGTTGTTCGGTGGAACGCCGTGCGTCTTGGCGTGGCGGGCAGTCAATGCCTCCACAGCAAACTTTGCGCGGGCGGCGTCGCCGGATGTCACGGCGTCATTGAAGGCAACCTTCTCGGCCTCGGACAGCGCGGACTTCGCCCACGTCACGAGAGAGCCGTAAGCCTCCTCGCCACCAGCGGTGCCGTACACAGCCGCATCGTATGCGTCGGCCTGTGCCTGCTTGCCCTGGATGTAGGTGTCAACGGCTTCACGCGGGATGCTGGACTTCGCCAGCTTCTCGTAGGTTTCCTCGGACAGCTTCCCGTCCTTCGCGTACTCCGCATTGAGCGCGTCCCAGTCCAGGCCGGCACCCTCGACAACCTTCTGTGCCTCCTCGTCCCCAGCAGGGATTTCCAGAGGCGGCTTGTCGGCTTCGTTGGTGCCCGCAGCCGCAGCTTCTTCAGCAGCGATCTCCTCGGCGGTCTTGGCCGGCGCGGCGGTCTTCGCCGTCAGCTCAGCGT